ATCATCAGTTGCCTGTGATTTACCCTGCTCGTAAAAGAACTGAGCAAACTTTTCAGGATTCATTGCGATAGCTAAAGCTTTGTGATATCCTTCTGCATCTTTTATATAGCCATTAGAATCCAAATACTTATTTACAAAGTTTAATGGAGTCTCTTGAGCTTTTTTAAGTTCAGAAGCACTACCGGGCGCATATACTATATCGTTTTCTCCTATATTGAATTTAAAACCTTTAAACTCTGAGCTGAATACTTCGTCACTTTTTTTGACAAACCATTCACGTTT